TGTACTCCACAACAACTCGCTATCTGCACGTGCTGCTGGATGGGCGTTTGCTAGGGAGCTTGAGACAGAGCTTACCGATTTAAAGGATGACTTCATATATCTACGCAATGAGAACCTTCGCCTAAAGGAGGAGAACAATCAACTCAAGCAGGCAATCGCTGCCCTTAATAAAGAGCCTACTAATTCACTATGACCTACCTATCACAGAATCAAATCAAAGAGTTCCGGGAGGCGAACAAGCCCATCAACTGCCCTATACTGGACAGCAAGAAGGATGACTGGGTGCTGGATCACGACCACCAGACTGGTATGGTCCGTGGCGTTATATCCCGCCAGGCGAATAGTCTTCTGGGAAAGGTTGAGAACTTTTTCCTCAAGATGTGCAAGGGTCGGAAGGAAGATTTGCCAAATACTTTGGAGGCAATGGCAGCATACCTTGAGCGTGAGGCACTGGATGTCCTTCATCCCGTGGGACTTACACAACTTACAAGAAAGTTTACAAATACCTTGACAGCATCCGAACAGGTGTCCAAGTTAGAAGACCTAGGGGCAAGTAAAGATGAACTTGCTGCTTGTAGAAATCAGAAACAAAGGAAGGAATTATTCCGAACACTAACCAAAAATAAATATGAGTAAAACAGATACCAAAAAAACGAAGGACATTAACATCAATCAGAAGTTGCAGTGCATCCAGACGGAGCTTAAAGCACCCAAGGGACAGACCAACAAATTCGGAGGGTACAAGTATCGCTCCTGTGAGGACATCCTTACTGGACTTAAACCATTGCTGGAGCAGTACGACTGCGCACTGATTATAAGCGATGACATCGTTGAGATCGGGGGCCGAGTATACGTCAAGGCAAGTGCTTCGCTGAGTGATACATCAACAGGTGAGTCCCTGTCCGCCAATGGGTTCGCTCGTGAGGCGGAGACCAAGAAAGGAATGGACGATGCCCAGATTACTGGCAGTGCTTCATCTTACTCAAGAAAATATGCACTTAATGGACTCTTTGCTATTGACGATACCAAAGATCCGGACGCTACTAATAACCACGGCAGCAACTTACCTAAACCAGTAACTAAAAAGCAAACACCAGGATTCTAATATGGACTTAAGAAACGAAATCATCGACATCATCTCCAGCATTCAAATGATTGACAATCACTACGAGGAAGTGACCGGAGAAATGAGCAACTCAATCGACGTACTGCACCAGTACAAGGGACTCTTAGATAAGCAAAACCAATTGCTTAATCAGAAGATCGACGCACTAGCTAAACACTTGGGCGTCAAACTAGAACAACCTGACACAACCATCCGTGCCGTAAAGCTGGATGACGGTGTCTCTAACTAATAGCCAATCCAAGAGGAGAGGCCAGCAATAACCAATAACGAAAGTAATAATATGTCTGAATACGATAACACAAACTCCGGTACATTCTTCGTCAATGACCGCAAAGAGAAACCAAATCATCCTGACTACAGCGGGAAGATTAACGTTGAGGGTAGGGAGTACTACCTCAAGGGCTGGAAGAAGACTGCCAAGAGCGGTACTAACTTCCTGTCACTAGCACTGAACCCGGTGGATGCAGCAGGCTCTACCAGTTCGGCAGGACCAAAAGCTGCCAGTGCGCCAACCAATGACAACACCCCATTCTAAGAATGCCCTCATTCGATAAAGTCTGGTGGGAACAATTCCGCCGTGATGAAGTGAGTTCCATTCTGGATATGACTGCTAACAAGTGCTCGGATTACACGGGGGGCGAAAGCTGCGATAACCCCTTCGCAAATTTCGACGGCTCGTCCGAGTTCGGCGTTGATCCATTGACTGGCATTTGCATACGAATGCAGGACAAATTCCAGAGAGCGAAGGCTTTCTGTAACGATGGTCAGCTAAAGGTAAGTACCAAAGGCGACCAATCCAAGGACATCTTCCGCGACCTAATTGGCTACTCGTTGATAGCCATAGGGATGCTCGAAAGAGCAGAGTCGGAGTAAGTCCCTGTGCTAAGATGCTTGCCCCTTACAATTCAGTAGGGGGCAAGTAATTCTTATGACTCAACACACTAACGAAACACACCGTAACGAAATGACTAAAATTAAAGAAGCTGCCGAAGTATCCCTCTCAATCTATAACACTATTGACAGTTATAAATTGCCAGAAGGAAACAAGTTAGCACATAAGTCCCTTGGACAAGTCCTTCGTTCTCTGGTAGCATTACTTGAAAATGAACGAAACGAATCAACTGACACACAATCAGCCACATAGCGTTGACGCTGAGAAGAAACTAATTGCATCCTGCTTATTCCCCGGGGACTCGTCCGTTTACGATACGGTACGCCCACTAATAGAAGCCGAGGATTTTTACGTACTACGATACCGGTTGCTTTACCAAGCTATAGGTGAGCTATCCCAGAAGAGTAACCCGATTGATATTGTTTCACTCTCCGAGCATCTGAAGTCCGTACGCGGATTTGATGATGTGGGAGGCGCAGCAGGGATTATGTCCCTAGTTGATGGTGAAGCCTATACCGAACTGACGGCTAAGTTCTACGCCAACGTAGTGGCAGAGAAGGCACGTCTCCGTGAGATTATGAGATCCTGCCGACTCGCTGTTGAGAACGTGGAGGCTGAGTCCCTTACCTATGACGAGATCCGCAGCACACTAGAAGCTGAGATCACTGAGCGTCCCTTACGTAGTCAGAACAAATCCGGTATTGGTTCGTCGGCTGAGGAGCTACTGGAGGACATCGCTAGGATGCAGTCCGGGGACTACGTGGCTGACGTTGTTAAGACTCATACCAACAACCTAGATAGCGAACTAGGCAACCGAGGGATCGCGGCTGGTGAGGTAATGACAGTCGCTGCACCTACCTCCTGCGGTAAGTCAGCACTGGCACTTTACATTGTGTCACAGGCTGTAGCCAAGGATGGTCACGCTTGTGGAGTCTTCTCACTGGAGATGCCACAGAAGCAACTCACCAAGAGACTGACACAAGTTATCTCAGGTGTTAACCTTCGCAGCGTGGAGGACAACATAGCCAAGCCAGATCAGGTCAAGAGGGTTCACGAGACTATCGAGGGACTAAAGACTATGCCAGTGTACACGTCCCACGCAGTGAAGAGTGCCGATGATCTGTACAGCCAGACTAAACAGTTCGTACAGAAGCACGGCGTAAAGCTACTGGTCATTGACTACTTGCAGCTAATCCCCTTCTCATCCAAGATGGGTAAGGCGGAGGGCATCGCCAGTATCTCTCATAAAATTAAGCAGATGGCTATTGATCTCAATATCGCTATCATCCTACTAGCACAGGTCAACAGAGAGGGAGCTAAGAATGGCCGACTCAAACTGTACGACCTAAAGGATTCCGGTGACATCGAGAATGATGCCGACGTTGTTCTGCTTATGTATCCATCCAACGGGGATGTTGATTCATCCAAGAGTCAAGATGCTCGCGGCGGGTACACCAGTCTAACCTACGAGATTGCTAAGAACCGTGAAGGTGAGCGCGACATCGGAGGTACGTTTAAATTCTATCACTGCACAGGGAGGTTCGGATAATGACAGAAGAAGAAGTAGCACAAAATATAATGTTAGCTTTTCCTAAAATGAATAAGCTGACAAAAGCCGAGGACCAGTTCAGTCCTTTTGATTACGAGAGCGTGGACTACTTAGTTGAGATCAAGGTACGCCGCAAGGCATACGATCCCTGGATCATTGAGCAGCTCAAGCTGGACACCAATGTAGGAATAGCCGAATCAGTAAAGAAGGACTTCATCTATGTTAATGGATACCAGCACCTGCTGTACGTCTGGAACATATCAAAGCTAATCCGGGCTGACTATGACTTCGGGTTCGAGAATCGTGAGATGCCTTGGACCACTGACTTCGAGGCAGTACAAATCATTACCAAGCGTACCGGTTACCTATACAACCGCAGCGCACACACCATCAACACCAAAGAACTATGATCACTACAGAAACGGCAAAGGACATAACAGTAAATGGAGTAAAGGTAACCTGCTACTCCGATGGGAGTATACAGGCTCACGGAAAGCGTCCTAGGGATAAGTCATTGGGAACTGATACTGGAAAGGGGTATCGTAGCATTGTAATAAGATTTAAGAACGTGCGAGTCCACGAATTAATTGCGATGGCTTTTATTGGCGATAAACCTAAGGACCACGAAGTTGATCACATCAACGGAAACAGGTCGGACAACAGACCATCTAACCTGCGGTACGCTACACGATCACAAAACCTCAGAGGATACCAGAAGGTTCGCGGCAAATCTCAGTACAGAGGCGTAACAGTCACGAAAAATAATCCTAAGTTCATTGTGAACGTCGGTCTAGGTAAAGAGCACCAATACAAGCTCAAATACTTGGGTTCATTTACTGACGAGAAGGAGGCCGCTATTACTCGTGATACCTTCTGCTACGAGGAACTAGGTTTTCCACTAGAAGGGTTAAACTTTCCCGAACTATTTGTTGACAAGGAGGATACTTCAGATCAAGTTACGTGTATGCAAAACAGCGAAGAAAACATTGAGCGAGTTCAGACCCAGATTGATATGATCCGGCAGGAGTCCAGGCTTCTATCTTATCGTATTGAGCGTATGACTGAACAGCGAAAGTCTCTTCAAGACGAGAAGCGAAAGCTTAAAGATTTCCTTACGCAGGCTAGAAAGCCATAGTGTATAATGCAGTACGAGGTAAGCTGTTGGAGTAATCCGCAGCGGGGCTTTTCATTACGGTCCTTTTTGATCCCTCGTTTCGTTACGGTAGCCCCGTCCTCTGTGTGTTGAGGGCGGGGCTTTTTGTTACCGTGGGTACTGCTGCATCTGGATTCTGCGAATGACAGCTTGAATATCTGATCGCTTCAACTTGCCTCTATCGTAGTCATCGCGCAGCATCTTCATTGCCATTTCCTCTGGCATCTTACCTGCGAGTTCTACGTATCGTGCTCTCTTGTCCATACGCTTGGATGGTACGCCAGTTGAGATTGGCATATCTGGCACAGTGCCTGTCATAAGATTCTCTACCTCTGACTTATTAAAGGTCTTACTAAGCCGCTGCTTGATCTCCTCTTCCGATGCTTCCAGTGTACGTAGGTTGTTCACGTGACGTACGCCTTGCTCCATCTGGGAGCGGTACACATTGTTGAGTTCCTGGTAAGCCCCAGAGATATCGTCTTGGTTGTAACTGGCTGACGAGTACTTTGATCTTATACTCTTTTGGCTCTTCTGAATATCTCGGAACTTGTACCCGGCACTCTCCATCATATCGAAGTTACGTGAACGGTAACCCAGTATATATCGAAGTCCATTCTCCACTCCAGTACGCTCATCGAACTTCTTGAGGTCAGTAATCGTACCCGGTGTGAACGTCTCCCCAACGTACCAACTTGCCAATCCAAGATTCTTCGAGAGTCCATCAACCTCGTCTGAGATGCGTCGGCCATTTGCATCCATATTATTCTTGGCAGCTACAATGTTCTTCAGATTAATGGTAAGGTCACCACCGAACTTACTCCACAGGGAGTCAACCCACTCGCCCATACCGTCCATAAAGTTGTCACCACGTCTCGCAGAATCTACGAGAGATGAGAGTTCAGCAGTGGGCATCTGATAGCCTAAGTTAGCTGCGCTGATCTTATTACCATCCTTACGTAAGTGCAGGGCTTGATGTTCTTCCCAAGGTGCAAGGACCGTTTCGCGCATTGCTTTATCTTTCTCTTCATCGAATCCCTCCTCCCTGTTCATCATCATTGGGATCGTTGAACCAGCGGACAGGACTGCTGTTAGTGAGGCCATTCGCTTGAATCCCTCTCTCTTGATTTGGCGAGCCGTGCCACTGTTCATTGTGACACCGTACTTCTCCTGTAGCATCTTGGCAAATGTTCCGTCAGTCATCTGCTTGGCTAGTTTTGCTTGGTTCCAAGTTGTCCTAGCTAACTCAAGATTGAATGCACCGAACTCATTTAGGATGCCGTACCTTGATAATGAACGCAGACCCTTGTTGATGCGGTCATAATTCATATAGGTATTGTTGGTAAGATCGCCAGCAAGTTGCTCGAACTCCCTTGTACCAATGCGATTAAGGTCCGCCTCAGGTATGATGTCCTTGAGATACCTTTTGTAATTCTCGAAAACTGATATGCGCTGCGCTGTATCGAAGGCATTATAAGCTGTACCTACGCCGTTTACTGCACGTTGGAATAACTTAGGTGCAACACCGTTCTTGAATCCATCCCGAATGTCAGAAGCTGTGATACCCTTATTGACAATACCTAACTCCTTCAGCCGATTCAATTCTAGTAATGAGATCTTACCACTCTTAAATTTCTGCGGTAGTGCCTCATTGATGGCTACCTTCATACCCTTGCCGTACCCTCTGAATGGGTTCATACCTTGACCAGCGACAAGGAAGGCATTGCCAGAGAACTGCACTGGGTAAGATGCAAGATTCAATGGGACACGCACAAACTTAGCCGCAGCGGTGGTGTTCTTGATTAGCCCCGATACCAGACGAGCTGCCCAGGGACCAGCATCCTGTACTACTCCGCTGCCGTACAGTTCTTGTAGTGCCTCATTCGCCTCCTCTGGTACATAAATAGTATCACCCTTCTTCAGCTCACTTGTCTCCACATATCCCGTGGGATTTTCCTCGCTGACCGGGACTCTCTTCTTTCTGGGTACTCGTGTGTCACCTGAACGCATTGCACGTCCTCGGATAAACAACGGTTTAAATCCTTCGGGTACTGTACCGGGAGCAAAGGTTGCACCAGTTCCCTCCTTGAGCATATCGTCAGCTATGCGGCGATTTCCAAGCTCATAGGATGCCAACCGACCAAGACGTGATATAGTTCCGAAGAGTCTCTCGCCTGACCCAGTGTACTCCCCTAAGTACTCTCGCATCTCCTTGCTCAGTGTGCGGTCCTTGCGCTTGAAGACTCGCTTGTTTCCAGCAACCGTGTTCATTAGGTTGAGCAAGTCATCCTTATTGTCACTTAGATCCTGTAGGAGTTTGTCTATCTCCTCGTCACTAGAACCCTCCTTCTTGAGTTTCATTCTAAGGTTATTAGTAACCTCGGCAGATGGCTTGTAATTAGTATCCTCGTAGAACCTGTACTCGCGGGTAAAGTAGTTCTTGGTATCTATGCTCTTCTTGATCTCGGCGGCAATTCGTGGATCAATGTCCAACTCTCCAGCCTTATACATACTGTAGATGGTATTCTGGTACTGATCAATCTTGATACGGGCATCGTCCAGTGTGTCCTTTATGCCTGCCAATGATTCTGGCAGTACGTCGGACTTGTTCGCCACGTAGTCATTAAGCGCATCAATATCCGCCTTCGGGGCTTTCTTTTCCGCGCTCTCAACAATCCTACGAACCGTTGATGCGAGATCAGTAGCCGCCTCGGACTCATTCTTAGCCCGGACTGCGTCCATTGTTGCGTTCTTACCAACAATCCTAGATGGGATGACATTCTTGTAAAGCCTGCGCATAAAACGTGCGCCTCGACCATTCGGGTTCTCACCAGCCAGTGTCTCCACAACCTGCATAGCATCAGGATCACCCTTCTCATATGCCTCATTCAGGTACTCACCTGTCCTGCCTCCGAACTTAGGGTAAGCTTTCTTCATTAACTCACCAGCAGCACCTAGACCTAAACCTAGACCGCCACCTACTAATAAAGCATTACCGAGTTCTTCGTTGGTAAGGTACTCACCCTCCTCAACGCCCTTCTCGATCTGAGCACCAGCGGCTGATATTAAAGCACCACCCGCTGCACGTTTAGCTCCTTCCTTCGCTAGACGGGGTAGGAGACGCGCTCCCTTGGAAGCCTTACCTAGACCACCTGGTATTAGATTGAGGGCTGTGTCAGCCGTTACACGACCCCAGCTTGCCTCGTCGCGACCTTCTATGCCTTGAGCCAATAGAGATCCACCTACACCGCCAGCCAATGCGCCAACTCCGTATCCTAGAACCGCACCTACTGGACCACCTAGGGCAAACCCAGCAGCAGCACCAGCGTACTTAGCACCCTCTCCGACAGCAACCTCAGCACCAAGACCAGCTACTGTCTTTCCGATACCGGGTTCATCTTCATCGAACTGGTCAAATGAGTTTTTGGGTTCGTCGAATTGATCAAAGGCATTTTGCTTTGAATCAAACTGGTCAAATTGATTTGCCATATAGGTTATGTAAGGTATTTACCAGAAGACCCAGCACCATATTTAGCGTCAAAGTCAGATGCGGCATCTGGATTATTCTTTAGATAGTCAATAGCTGATTGAGGTATATTTGCATTCGATCCATCAACTCCGCCACCTGCTCCAGTACCCTCAATACCAAAGACGTCATCCATAGATGTACCCATCTGGGCGAAGATAAATGCGCTCGCCGCATCACCCTCAAGTCCTAGCCTATCAGCGTATGCTTGTGCCTTGGAAAGCTTGTCTGGTTCTGATTTCTGGAACTCATTCAATCTAGCCTGTAGTAGTTCATTCTGGAGCTGGCCCTGCTTTACTCCCTGTGCTCTCTCCTGCTCGGTTTGAGCTGGCTTGCCAGTTACTGGATCCAATCCCGCCCTTTGCCGAAGGATAGCTGCTCGGCCATCTTCAGTGCTTCCAAACATATCTACTGCGTCAGCCATAGACATTTCGCCGGTCCCTCGGCGTTCCCGATCACTTATAGCAGAACCAAAGTCCGGTCTAGCATCTAGTCTAGCTTCACGGGCAGCGGCATCTCTTTCGTAGTCCCCGTACGCATCAGCACGTGTTTCAAATCCAGCGGGTATCATACGACCTTGAGGGTCAGTACGCAAGCCAGAGACACCAGGAGTGCCGTCAGGGGCGGTTAAGTACTCATTGAGGGTACGACCCCCTAAGCGAGCACGAGTCTCGTCAACCCCCATAGGTCCTCCTAGATTAGCTTGACCTTCTAAGTATGCGTCCCGTGAGAATCCTGTTTCTGGATCAAATGTTGTACCCATTGCGTCAGCCCTTGCTTGACCTGCTGCAATAAGCTCTGGACTCAATTGACCCTTGGCTCGTATTCTCTCGAAGATAGCTTGTGGACTACCTGCTTCGGCTTCTTTCAAGGGATTAAGAGTACCAAAGGTTTGACCAGCTAATCCTTGGGGTACTGTTGCACTGCCACCATCAATATTGATAGAAGTGGTAGGTATGCCAGTCTCTTGGATTCCGGGAGCACCCATCAATCCAGCATCATACGGTAATGTCTCAGCTAGTGGAGCTGTCTGTGTAGCAGTAGATGACGGACCAGTTGGTGCATTGAACACTAGTGGCTCATCGCCAAGTCGTGACATTGCGGGCTGGCTAGGATCTGATGCAACTGCACCTTGTTGAATTTGGGCGAGTTCTTCTGGGGAGAATGCAGGCAGGTTGCCGTCACCGTATATAGATTCACCAATCAACTGACCTGCACCCTCACCTATTCGCTGGCTGATTCCCTTTCCAGTGAATGCGGCTACACCTAGATCAGCTAAAGTGTAAAGTCCGACGGGACCAGCAAGTGAACCGAGCCTTGAAGCGGTCGCAGAAGCTCCGGAGCCGGGAAGTGTAGATTGCCCTAACTTCTCTGCAAGCTTCATCGGTCTAGGAGTACTACCTGAGGATGGGACAATTTGTCCCGTTGTAGAAGGTACGCCACCAGGTGTTCGGACGGCTGGGGGCTGTCCTGGTCGTGCCAGTTGTGTCTGCGGAGCCAGTTGTGTTTGCGGAGCCAGTTGTGTCTGCGGAACCAGTCGGGTTTCAGGGATCATTCGACCTTGAGTACCACCAGTGAACTGCGGAGGTGTGTTAGGACCTACGGGTACACCTTGAGTAGTTCTAGGACCACCAATCAACTGTGGTAGTGTGCTGCCGGAAGTATTGGCTGCTGCCTGTGAAGCAAATCCAAACATACCCTGTATAGCAGCAAGTGACGCTGGATTAAATCCTTCGTTGCCTGTGGCCTGTTCGCCCATCAGTAAGTTATTAGTATTGCCGAACCGCATCCCTTGCTCTGGGTACAGTAGTTCCTCTTCGGGTTGAGGTGCTCCAAATGGGGCGAAGGGTGAGTTGTTTTGTGCCATAGTCGTATTATATCATAAAGGGTTAGGTGATCGCTGGTGCTGTTAGGGTGTCAAATTAGTAGGTGTAGAGGTCTAGGTCAGTGATTGTTGCCGTCAGACCAGTTATTGTTCCAAAATCAATCCCTGCCGTTATCAGTGGAATGCCCTGATATATCACATTTGTTATTGTTGGTGGATCGCCAATGTAAATGCTAGATAACTGAAACCAAGCATCTGAGTCAGTAGTTGCTGGGACATATCCAGCAAAAAGGTTAAACTCAGTGGCTCCGCTAGTGTTGGAAGCTTGGCTAAATGCTACAATGCTCGGAAGCTCAGAGTCACCCATTGCATACCCCAGGAAGTTGCCCTCGTCAGTGGTGACGCCATCATACATTGCAATTATAGCTGGTCGAACGCCAACACT